CTGTTTGTAATCACGATTTTGTAATGCCTTAATCATATTTTTAAATTTGCCTACACCTGCAAATCCCATTTGAAATATCATTTCACATATAATTTCTTTTGCAGTATCAGATATAGAACGTAAATTATTTTCATCACAAAATAATAACATTAAATTCCAACCTTTATCAAAATCTTCTTCAAATAATTTTTCTAATCGTTCTTTAGAATATTCCTTTCCATCTACAAAGTCGTCTGTATGCACAACTTTATGTCCATAGCCTATAGTACGAAATCCTTGACTACATTTATATATAGTGTTGCGGTATCCTTCGTGTATTTTTATTTTTTCTTTAAGTGATTCTCTTGACATTTTTTTTCTCCTTTTTAAATTTTCTACCCACAATAAAAACAACAGTATTGATACAGGTGTTTATTGTGACCATACTTAAAATCCACCATTTCCAAAATTCATCTATCATATATTTTTTAACAAATAATTAAGTTCTCTATCTAATTTATATCCATTAGATAGACAGTGACGAATAACAGCAGAAACAATGTGTGAGTGTTCATATTCTTTTAAATTTTTTATTATTAATTCTGGTTTAACCCAATCATAATTAAAGCAAATATTTCCATCACTATTTAATTTAACTTCTAATTGATACAAGAGAGCCTCGTGCTCTCTTTTTTTATGCCTTTTTTTTGTTTGCGTTGTCATTATCTTGCACAAAACTTGGGTTTATTTTTGGGTCAAGTTTAGGCAGTCTCATCAGCACACTTATAGCTGATGACACTTCACCATAGGGCCTATTTACAAGATATTTTAAAAGAGCATCCCTATCCTCTTTTGATAATATGTACGTTTCCATTCTATTTCTCCTTAAATTTTATTTCTCCTGCTATTGCACCATAGGCTGACATATCAATATAAGTATCTTTACTTACTGCTCCTAATTTAGTACGAGCTATTTTTAATAAAGACATTAGTATTGCTACATCATGTGCTGTAACAGGTATATCTAAGTATGCTGACCATAACTTAGCTATATTATTGTGATTTTCTACTTTATCACCATAATCTTTTTCTCTTTGTCCTTGTACAAGAACGCTTGCTTGATTTAAAAATTGATTACTTTTCATTTTTTACCCTTTAATAGTTTAGTTATATCTATAATGTTTTCTGTTCTTTTTATATCATCATAATTTATCCCATTACCATTTGGTTTTTTAGGTTTTGCCTCTTCTCTGTAAGACATGAGGCCATAATCAAAAGCTATATCTGGTGTATCTAAT